TTACTTATAAAATACAGATGGACCGAAGGTGATACTGAATTTTGGGGTGGTGGGTTTCTCGATATATTATACGATTTAAATGTAGAGGTTAAGTTTGAATAACTAACCTTTCCTAATTACGTTTACCATGTAATAAATAATTAACTAAACAAACAAAATATGTCAGCTACAATTAAGAACCCCTACATTAAAAATTCAAATGTAAATTTAATACCAGTTAGGAAAATTAATGGTGTTAAGTATGTACATTACAGTTACTGTACAGTTAAACACGATAACTTTATCTTAATTAATGGTATAACTTATTATGATGTTAGTAAGTAACGAGTTTCCTAATTAACTTTACCCTGTACATAAAAACAAAAGAACATGAAAGTATATTTAACATTCGAATACGGTGATTACGGATTATGGGATACGTCTAGTAGTAAGGTATTTACTACCCGGGAGGCCGCTGAAGCATACTGTAAACAGTATCAAGAAGAAAGTGGTGGATGGGAGATGGAAGTAGCTGAATTTGAAGTCGAATAATTTCCTCACTATATTTACCCTGTACATAAAAACAAACGAACATGCTTAACATTCAAAAGTGCATCGAATTCAAGAAATTACAGTGGGACATCAATTCAGACATTGATCAGATCGGTTACACAACCATTGCTAAGGCGGATCGCTTAGATGAGATGGTGGATAACCTAACACCTGAGGAAGTAAAGTACATAGCCGAATGGGCTGATTAGGGATTAACCCGTTTCCAGATTACATTTACCTCATAATAAAACGTATAACTAATAAATAAACAAGATATGTTAAATCAAGACCAAATCCAAGAAATCGCACGTAAGCAAGCTCAAAAGAAGAAAAACGGTGCTGCATTAATCATGAAATTAGGAGTAACAGTATCAGCAATTGCATGTTATGGGTTCCTATATAACCAAGACATTGATTGGGTAGTCGTTCTAGTGTTTGGATTCGCAGTAACAGTTTACGGTGTAGTTAATTTAGATAAGTAGGCTTAAATAAGTTTCCAGGTTACATTTACAACATAATAAATAATTAATAACTAACAAACAAAAAAGTATTATGAAAAATTCAAAGAACACAATCGCAAAACACGCTTCAGCTACAGGTGAAAAATTAGGTCGTCCAGTTAATCCAACTTCAGCAAGACAAATTCGATTAGCTGAAATTCAAGCAAAGCGTGAAGCAGGTTTAATTAAGCGTGGTCGTCCATCAGTTCCAGGTTCAGCTAATCAAATGAAAATGTATGAGCGTAATTTCAAGATCCAACAGGGTCTAGATATTAAGCGTGGACGTCCAGTCAATCCAGAAAGCGCTAGAGCAAAACGTATAGCTGATTTAGAAGCTCGTCGTGCAAACGGGACATTAAAGTTAGGACGTCCTAAAGCGATTGTGATTGAAGTGCCTACTAAGGCTAAGAGCAAAGTGAAAGCAAAGGTAATGGCTGAATAGCCATTACCAATTTAATCTGCCTAAGTAATCACACTCAACCCAATAACACATGACCAAATTAAAATCATCCAAACATAGATCATATCGTGCGATTCAATTCAGTTCATTCCATAGGGTAGCCAAATATCAAATTGAAGCCCATGTTCACGCGTTTCACATGGATGATAATGGAAATGTGACGTATTACACAAAGGTTAAGTAGCCTGCGCGTGTCACAAAAAAATCGCAAGAGACGCGGTTGTCAAAAAAATCTTAAAAGAGACGGACGATAGCGGGTCGACCGCGACTCGTGTGCGGATTGCTCCCACGCTGGCCGCGGTCCCTATGCGCGGCGGGTAGGCGCGTGTCTTAACCCCACGCACTCTCAACACGTATACGATTTTACACCCCAACCCTCGTATATACAAATTTCAAAATAACCCTTTTGCATTCAAAATCCGGGACCCGCAATTTTAACCTCTATAAAATTTTTGGTAAACCCAATTGTATATACGAGTTTCCTAATTATATTTGCTAGATAATTAATTTAAAATGGAAAATTTAACAGGTAAGGACACGTCCGAATTTTACGAGATGAACGCTCAACAAGTGCGAGATAACGTTCGATCAGCTAGAGGTTACGATTTTGTTGATGATGGACAAAACGCATGGAATGTGCGCTATTTTAAAAAGAAATATGGTTCTAAAAAATCACCATTTTCTACGGGTCACATCTATATTTTACAAAATACGTCGGTGCCCGGTATTTTTAAGATTGGATTCACTGAGCGTTCGGTTGCCGATCGTTTAAACGAAATTAACTCTGCTACGGGTGTGATTACACCATGGCAAATACGTGATTTTTGGTTTACCCAGGAACCTTATTTAGCCGAACAAGAAATTCACGATTTACTTTCAGATTATAGAGTAGAGGATAATCGCGAAGGTTTTGCGGTAAATTTTATAGTTGCGCGTGACGTGATTTTTAAAGTTTTAGGCATACCTAACGAGGATCTCGCGTAAATTATCAATTTATATATTTATTATTGAACAAATAAAATTTTAATATGGCAACATATCTATTTAAAGATGCTAATAAAGCAGCTTTTGTTAACGGTGTAAACAATTTATTTAAAGATAACGGTTTGGATCGTGAGATTTCTTCAACCGATTTACTGGATGCAATGCCTGGGAAGGCCGAGTTTACATTCTATATTACTGATGATCCACAAGAGGACGATATTTTGAAAAATGCTGAAAATAAAAAATATTTTACATTTCCATTTCGTTCGATCGATTTACAAGAAATGATTAGGGAATCTAAAAAATTACTAAAAAAATCTAAAAAATAATTTGGCGTCGGAACTTTCTCACGTATATTTAAACGTTGGGAGGGTTTGAAGCCCAAACAATTGGAAAATGAACGCGAAACGTTACAAACGTTTGCAAACGTTGACCAAACATCACACCAAACGCGTATATACGTATAAATGTATTAAAATATGAGGTATAAGGATCAAGTCTTAAATAAAATAAATCAATTAGAAAATCTAAATCGTACAATTGATTTCCAACTTTCACGAGGTGAAAATCTTCAAGAAGTAATGCAAACATTATCTGATATGAAGGAAAAAATTGAGGATTTACGCTCAACTGTTTCTTTAGAACACGATGAGTTTTCTACATACGTTTAAATAAAAAATAGGTTATGGTATTAAATGAAGAGCAATTGCTAGAAAACTGGCAACAATTTTTAGGTTATATTGAACAATATATTACTGGTGATCGCCAAAAACGGTTGATTGATTTTTATAATAAGTATGAAGAACGCTTTATATTATTACCTGCATCGCATAAACCAGCATATCACAACTGTTTCCCTGGAGGATATATCGAACATGTTAATCGTGTGGTATCAGCTAGTTTGGAGATAGATTCGGTTTGGAGAAAATTTGATGTTAAACCTACATATACTACTGAAGAGGTAGTGTTTTCTGCTTTAAATCATGATTTAGGTAAATTCGGTACATTTGAACATGAAGCCGTTTTACCAAATCCATCTGAATGGCATGTTAAGAATAGAGGTGAAATTTATACTTTCAACACTCAGATGGACTATATGACTGTTCCAGATCGTGGATTATGGTTATTATCTCAATTAGGTATTGAAGTTTCTAAAAATGAATGGTTAGCTATTAAACTACATGATGGTTTATATGATGAATCTAATAAATCTTATTTACTATCGTGGGGTCCAGAAACTAAATTACGTACATCATTACCATTCATTATCCACCAGGCTGATTTATTAGCAGCACGTATTGAATTTGAACGTGAATGGTTAGATAAATTAAACGGAACTCCGGTTGAACAACCTAAACCTATTACTTCAAATCAAAAATATAAACAACAACCTCAAATATCGATACCAGAAAGTTCAAATCTAAAAGATATAATGAGTACTTTCTTTGAATAATATGGAACTAATAATATATATTACTATTACTTTATTAATAGCGGCGTGTTATGCTACTATTAATATGTTTTGGAAAATGGAACGATTAGAAAAAATAGTTGATCAACAAAATCAATACATTACTAATATTTCTGAACTTATAGAATTATCAAATAAAAAAATAGGGGAGTCTGAAGTTGCGCAAGCATTTAAAGCAGATGATGATATTGGTTTTTTCTTTGAGACATTACAAGAAATTCAAACTCAATTGAATTCTTTTAAAACTCGAAACAATTAATATGGATTTAATATCCCATCCAGAAGAAGAGGTACTTTTAACTAAAAAAGGAACAATACGGAAACGTAAACCTAAAAAATCAATTTTATATTTTACTTCAGATACTGAAGAGGCAATTATAGAATATTTAGCCTCTAAAGATCAAGATAATCGCAATCACATATTTGATCAACGTATCGACTATGCCTTTCATAAATTAGCAGAAAATATTATCCATACGTTTAAGTTTTATTATACTGATGTTGATACTATAAATGAGTTAAAACATGAAGTAGTTGCTTTTCTTTTAGAGAAACTTCATTTATATGATCAATCTAAAGGTAAAGCGTATTCTTATTTTGGGACAATCGCTAAACGTTATTTAATTATTTATAATGAAAAAAATTATAAAAAAATTAAAGGTAAAGGTACTTTAGAAGAAGTAGATGAGGATAAAATAATAGTTGAAGATCTAGTCCGTGAATCAAATAATGATGCTGATTTAAATGATTTTATTTCTTATTTTGTTCGTTATATGGACACATATCTTGAAAAATATTTTCCAAGAATTCAAGATCAAAAAACAGCAGATGTAATTTTAGAATTATTTCGTAAACGTGAAAATTTAGAAATATTTAATAAAAAAGCCATTTATATTTACATTCGTGAAATGATAGATGTTGATACTTTTCAAATAACTAAAGTAATAAAAGTGTTAAAAAAAGTATATTATAATCTATATAATGAATATTATGAAACAGGTTTTGTAAAAATCTAAAAAAATATATTTATAATAAATAAATATTATGGATTTTGAACAAAAAATCTTTGGTAATAAATCATTTTCCGATATTTTAAAAAATATCTATGATAATTCTAAAGAAAAAGAAAAACAAATAAAAGATCTTATTTCTAGCCTTAAACCACTTGTAACTGATACTCAATCAGCTCTTATGGTTGTTCCCTTAATTAAAGAATATCTTGACGTATCTGTTAAAAATGATGATTCATTAATTAAAATGGCAGGAATTGTACAACGTGCTATGAATAATAGTGGAGGTAATTCTGATGATTTTTTAAGCGAAGCTGAATTAGATCAAATAAGAGGTGAAGTTCAAAAAATTGGTGCTGAAATAGATAAACCCCTCCTAATAAATGATAGTAAGGAATAATCAAGGTTCATTTTATAATACATTAGGTTCAACTGGTGGGAGTTTATCTCAATCTTCTACTACGGGAAGGGTATTCCATGTAGTAATTGATATTAATTCTGCTGGGTTTACTGATTGGAGTAGTATAGGAAATACTTATTATATTGATCCTAAAACATCCCCTCCAACAGAAATAAATAATGATATTTTAAAATCATATAATTTTGCTAAACCCTTATTTCCTTATCATAGTTATCTCCCACTAAATGAGGAGATAATTTTATTATTTGATTTACCATCTTCTGATTCTTCAGACATACAAAATAAAAAACAATTATATTATTTAAGTCCTATTAATTTATATAATAATACTAATCATAATTCCCAAGCAGTATATAATATAAAAGAAGATGGATCTGCTAATTTAGGTAAAAGTATTACTGAAAGTTCAACTGTAGGTAATTTATTTCCATTCGAAGGCGATCATATATTATATGGACGATGGGGAAATGGTTTAAGATTTAGTAGTACATTAAATGAAAATAATCTTGAAAATTTTTGGAGTATAACAGGCAAAAATGGAGATCCTATAACATTATTAGTTAATGGATATAATTTTACTCCTGATTTAAAGGGAAAACCATATGTTGAAGATATAAATAATGATAAATCATCATTATATTTAACATCAACTCAAGCTATCCCTATCCAGATAGATAATAATATAGTCAATCCTTTATTTGCTTCACAATCTCCTGAAAAATATTATGATTCTCAAGTTATATTAAGTGCAAATCGTATATTAATTAATTCAAATAAAGACGAAATATTATTATATTCTAAAACAAATACAAGTATATCGTCAAAAAATACAACTTTTATATCTGCTACCCAAAATGTATTGATAAATGGTGGACAATATATATTTTTAGGATTAAATAGTAATAATGGAAAACTTCCAACAGAACCTGTATTATTAGGTGATAAAACTATAACTTTACTTAATGATTTATTAACTAATTTAAAAACATTCTCCTCAGCATTAAATAATGCTATTGATAATTCATCCCGCCCATTAATTTCAATTTCAGCTCCTGCAAGTTCATTAGAAGGTTCTATGGATGCTATAATTAAACAATTAGAAGGTATTAAATCTAAAAAAGTATATACAATATGACGGATCTAAAAAATTCTAAAGTTGTAAAATCAACTAAAAAAGTTGGAGGTTTAATTCAAAGTGGATTAGAGCGTGTTGGTAAAACTATAAATAATTTAAACCAAATAGTAATAGCTACCCAATCAGGATATGAACGGGGAGAAGCTATTATAAAAGAAGAAGTAGCAACTAGACTTTTATTAAAGGGTCTTGAAATCGATCGTGATCAAGCTATAAAATTTTATAATAAAAGGTATGAAAAGCAAGAAATTAAGGATGAAGAATTAAAAGGTATATTAAAAGAAGTAAATAGAATATACGATGCTAGAGAAAAAATATATAATGATAGACTTGAAACTTTAAAAGAAGATAAAGATCAATTAAAATCATCATATAATGAATTATTAGCTAAAACTTATAGAGAAGCAGCTCAACGAAAATTAAAACAACGTCAAGCTGAAAAAACTTCTAATAAAGATAAAGTAAATAGACCTAAACCAACAGAAATAATAGGATTTATATGCTCATTTGCTAATGTAATTATATCAAATATAGCTATTGGTAATAAAAAAATAGAAACTTTAGTTGATGATACTATTACTATAATTGAAAATGCTACTACAAAACAAGATATTGAAAAAGCTAAATTATTTAGAAATAATGCATTAGTAGTAATATCAGCTAATAGAAAACGTCTTATTACAATCCAACAAGTAATAGATATTTTAAATTTATTAGCTCCTTTAATTACCCCTATTGTTACTTTCTTTAAATTAAATCCTATCCCATCAGCTGTTCCTCCTGGGGTTGGTGTTCCTTTAGGCACGATTACAACAATAAGTGATAAAACTAGAAAATTACAAGATATTATAGATTCATCTTTATCTATCGTTTCTGTTTTAAGTAGTGTTGTTTCTAAATTAATAGATGATTTAGAATACCAAGAAAGTAGATTAAATCAAGTAGGTAATATATTAGAACAAAATCTAGATAATTTATCGATTAATGATTTAAACGATTTATTATTATCTTCTTCTCAAGGGTTAGGTTATTTAAGTGGGTATGATTATAAAGGATTTAAATTTTTTATAAAAGAAGAAAATAATCCAAATTTTGTTGTTAAAGGAAATAAACGCAGATATGCAACCGCAGTTAATAAAGATGGAAATGATATATTACAAAGTTCATCATCATTCACTTTAGAACCAGACGTATTAATTGAAGAATTAAAATTACAAATAGACCAAAAGGGTCTCGTAGCTTAATATTTATAATCATGAAAGTAGACGTATTCAAAAAACTTATTAAAGAAGCTGTTCGTGAAGTTCTAAGAGAAGAACTGTCACAAACAAATCCTACTCAAATACAAGAAAATAGAACAATGAGTTTTACAACTCAGGATGTTGATATGGTAGCGTATAGACAAAACCTAGCAGCTAGTATGGGTTTGACACCTCCATCTCAACCTAATTTAAAATCAAAAGTTCAATCAACCGGAAATCCATATTTAGATATTATAGCTGAAACAGCTTCTACTATGACTTCCCAAGATTTAGCTGCAATGAGACAATATAACGAGTAATTATGCCAATACCTCAAGTAGTAAGAATAGATCCTAGGGATTTAGACAAAAATAAAGCTATAGGGGTATCTATTCCTTTTAATGGGGGTGGGGTTTTTAAAAGTACATTTTCTACTAAAGATCAAATTAAATCTAATTTAATTAATCTTTTATTAACGTATAAAGGAGAAAGAGTATTAAATCCTCAATTTGGTGCTGATTTGCCTCGATTATTATTTGAACCCATAAATAATGATACATTAGTAAAAATTGAAAATCAAATAGTAACTAGTGTATCTACTTATATTCCTGAAATTACCATAACTAATATAGAAATAACACCAGATACTGATGAAAATACAATATATGTTAATGTTATTTATCAGTTAAAACTTTCAGGAACAACGGATAATATTATAATTGACTTTTCAACATTACAATGATAAACGAAGATAAAAATATTAAATATGTAAATAAATCATTTAGTGATTTTAAAGCATCTCTTCAAGAATTTGCTAAAACATATTTTCCAGAAACATATAATGATTTTTCAGATGCATCCCCAGGAAGTATGTTTATTGAAATGGCATCATATGTTGGTGATGTTTCTTCGTTTTATATTGATTCCCAAATTCAAGAAAACTTTTTAAATTTAGCTAAAGAAAAGGAAAGCTTATATAATTTAGCTTATTCATTTGGTTATAGACCAAAATCATCATATGCATCAACTACAAATATTGATGTTTACCAATTAATTCCTTCAGTAGGTGGGTCCCCAGATTTATCATATTCTCTTTTAATCCCTGCTAACACTACAGTAACTAGTAATACCGATTTTTCTAAATTTATTACTACAGAAGATATTGATTTTTCATACACCTCATCCGCAGAAATAACTTATTATAATGCTAATTATTTTTTAATAAAAAAATCGGCACCCGTAATATCTGCGGAAATAAAAGAGTACACAGCACCATTTAATTCTCCTACAAAATTCAACTCAGTTACAATAAGTGATAATAATATAATTCAGATATTAGCTGTTACAGGTAGTGATGGTGATAAATGGTATGAAGTTCCTTATCTAGCTCAAAATATTATATTTTCAGGATCATTAAATCCAACATCAGGGAGTGATGGAATTAACTATTTAATGAATCTCCAACAAGTCCCAAAACGATTTGTTACTAGAATAAAAAATTCAGGTTCAGTTGAATTACAATTTGGGGCTGGAGTTTCTAATAAAACGGATACAAATATTATTCCTACTCCGAATAATATTAATTTAGGATTAATACCTAGCATAGCTGATACTGCAGATGATTATAATAAAGCTTCTATTTTTTATACTAAAAGCTACGGTATAGCTCCTTCTACTAATTTAAATATAAAATATTTAGTTGGTGGTGGTATAGAAGCAAATATTCCTGCAAATTCATTAACTACATTAGATACTACACTGTCTTCAGGATGGTTTAAATATAGCCCTTCTGATGCTGGAATAAAAACCTTAATAATTAGTAATTTATTAGTTAATAACCCATCCCCAGCTACTGGGGGTAGAGGAGGGGATACAGTAGAAGAAATTCGTTTAAATACATTAAGTGCATATACTGCGCAAAATAGAGCTGTAACTAAAGAAGATTATATAATTAGGACTTTAAGTTTACCTCCTCAATATGGTAATATAGCAAAAGCATATATCACACAAGAGATATTTAATTCAACAGGTAATTTATTAAATAGTAATCCATTGAGTTTAGACCTATATGTTTTAGGATATAATTCAACAAAAAAGTTAATAAGTGCTAATAATACATTAAAAAATAATTTAAAAACATATCTTAATCAATATAGAATGATTACTGATGCTATAAACATTAAAAACGCATTTTATATTAATATAGGAGTTGATTTTGAAATTAATGCTGATCCAAGCTATAATAATAAAGAATTATTATCTAATTGCATATCTCAAATAAAAGATTATTTTAACATAGACTCATGGCAAATAAATCAACCGGTGATTATATCCGAGATTAATGCGCTTTTATTAAAGGTACCTGGCGTTAGATCAGTCCATAAGATAGAAATTACAAATAAGCAAGGAGGAGACTATTCTCCATATGGGTATGACATCACTTCAGCTACTAGGAATAATATTGTATATCCATCAATAGATCCTAGTATATTTGAAATTCGTTTTCCAGATAATGATATAAACGGTAGAATAATTACATATTAAACATGGCAGTATATAAAATTTTCCCCACAAAAGACGCTTCTATATATTCATACTATCCAACTAAAAATGCTGGATTAGATGAAATATTAGACATAAGTTTATATGAATCTATTGAAAGTACAGGGGAAGTTTCTAGAGCATTACTAGCATTTTCTAATACTGAAATATCTGATTTACTAACTAATAAAATTACTCCTTCTACATATAAAGCATATTTAAAATTATATTTAGCAAATGCATCTGAAATTCCACTAGATTATACTTTATATTGTCATCCAATATCAGGTTCTTGGGATATGGGAATAGGACGTGCTGCTAATGTACCTTCAACTACAAATGGTGTGAGTTGGAAATATAGAGATATTTTAAGTGGAAGTTTATTTAATTTATATATTGCAAATTCTACCAGTTCATACAATGGAAATAACATTGGAGGTGGTAGTTGGTGGACTGGAAGTAATTTAGTTGCTACTCAATCTTTTAATTATATAACTAATAAAGATATTGAATTAGATGTAACTAATGCTATTAGTTCTAGTTATTATCAAAATGGATTTATTATTAAACATTCTAGCTCTTTAGAATTTTCAACTAGTTCTACATTTGAACTTAAGTATTTTTCTACTGATACTCATACAATTTACCCTCCATGTTTAGAATTTAGATGGAATGATTTTTCTTATTCTACTGGTTCTTTATCTACAATCCAATCAGATAAAGTATTAATCTCTTTATCAAATAATAAAGGTGAATTCCAAGAAGATTCAGTTAATCGTTTTAGAGTAAATGTAAGAGATAAATTTCCAACTAGAACGTTTCAAACATCTTCATTATACTTAAATAATAAATTATTACCAACTTCTTCATATTATGCTATTAAAGATATTAAAACTGAAGAATTTATAATTGATTTTGATACTACTTTTACCAAATTATCAGCTGATTTAACTGGTAATTATTTTGATTTATATATAAACGGTCTACAACCTGAAAGATACTACAGTATAATAATTAAATCTATAATAAGTGGAAGTACAATAGTACATGAAGATAATAATTATTTCAAAGTAATAAGATAATGACTCAAATATCTTTTGATAAAAATGTTTTTGGAAAAAACAACTTTGAAAAAGTAGTTGATACTAGATTCAAACAATTAGTAGGAACTCAACAATCTCAAGGAGATATCACGTTGAGTGATTTTTTTCAAATATATGAAGATTTATTTTTTCAAATCCCTAAAGAAGGAGATATAGAATCTCATAAATACATTTTAAATAAAACTGCTGAGTTTTTAGGAATTAAACTAAGCGAAGAAAATGATGTTCAAGCTTTATTAAATGAAATTACAACATTAAGAAGTGAGTTATTAGATGCTAATAAAACATTATTAGATTTAAATAAAAAATAATGGCCGATAATATTAAAATTATAGGGAATATAAATGATATTCAAAGAATATCTAGAATAAAAAATGAAGACCAAAATCTTTTAAATACTCAAACCATTAATCAAACGTTTGGGTATAGTAAAGATTATATAGAATTATTTATATATGATCTGAATCAAAATTTAGTATATTCTAATTTAGATTATAAAAATTTCAAATCTGCTAATAATTTTAGTTTAAATCCTAATGGAAGTATTCCTGTAATAGAAATAGATCCTGTTAATGATATCCAATCCCTAAATTATATTTCAGGTGAGTTTTTATCTCAATATAATTTCTTTAAATCCACTTCATTAGACCCTTCTATAAATTTATTTATCCAAGAAATATCTGATGATCGTACTGAAATAAGAATTAATTCAGCTGATATAACATCAGATAATTTAGTTACTAGGGGAAATTCTATAATTGATTCATTAACCAATTCAGTAGAACAAAAATCATTTTTATTAAACCAATCTAATAATACTCAAATATTAATAGTTAATGCTATAATAGATGAAAACTCTCAAACTCCTAGTATATTATTAAAATTATATGAACCTTTACCGTTAAATGTTGATTTAAAATCAACAGCATGGGTAACAGAAGAAATTATTGAACCTTATGTCTTTAATATAAACTTAGACACCTCAATAATTCCTGCCCCTACTCCTCAATTAAAAGGTCCAAATTTTGATATTGATATAGATATAAAACAGAATTTAGGAACTAAGTATGAAAATTATTCATCATTAGTATCTTCGTTGACTGGTTCATCTTATCGTCAAGTATTAAATTATATGAATGATAACTCATATGATTTAAATATAGATTATACTTCATTTGAAAATTTCATCCATTTTAGCTCAGCTAAAAAACGTTTAGAAATATTTTTTAATAAAATAAATCAAATTGAAAGTTATGATACTGATATTAGTACTTTATTATTATCTAATTCTATATTAAAAAATGAAGAAACAGCGTCTATTAAGTTAAAAATAGATAATATTACTAAAAATTTTGATGGATTTGAAAATTATTTATATTTTGAATCAAGTTCATATACTTGGCCTAAAACTAATAATATTAAACCATATAAAAATAAATTCATTAACAAACGATTTTATCAACTAACAACATCATCCATATGGAATTTCACTCATAGTTTAAATGAAACCCCAACAGTAATAGCCATATATTCAGGATCTGGGCAGTTATTAACAACTCAATCTTCTGTTATAGGAACTAATACTTTATCTTTAACTTTTAATAATGCTATTTCTAGTGGTTATGTCATATTATCCTCTCCTAGTGCATCTACTTGGTATACTAATTATACTTCATCAGCATTATCATATGATGAAAATAATTTAGATCATTTATATAATATCGCTCCAGCTTATGTAAAGAATGATCCATTAAATTATCAGCCATATTATGATTTTACTGATATGATTGGTCATTATTTTGATAATATATGGATTTACATTACATCAATTAATGAATTATATAATGCTGATAATAATCTTGAAAAAGGTGTATCTAAAGATATAGTATATGATGCTTTACGTTCATTAGGTGTTAAATTATATAACAGTAAAGGAGATAATGACTTTGAAGACTATATTGGAGGATCAAATAATGGAAGTACATTATTTACAGATGACTTTTCAGTAACAAGTAGTTATTTAAATAACGTACCTAAAAAAGATTTATTAGCTGAAACATTTAAAAGAATATACCATAATATACCTTTATTATCTAAAACAAAGGGTACATCAACTGGTTTACAAGAATTAATAACTACATTCGGTGTTACTAGTAGTATATTTTCTCCAAATGAATTTGGTGGTTCTACAAAGAAAAACCAATTAAAAGGATATGATAACGATAAAATAACAATCCAAAATAATACTATAACTGGTAGTGTTTTATCCCCATTTATATCATTACAACAACCATCTACATCTTCATCAGATTTTACATCAACAGATTTACATTTTGTTGACTTATCATTTAGCCCTCAAACAGAACTAAATTCTAGAATATCAGCATCAGTTGCAGTAACTTATCCTACATTTTCACTAGATGAATATATAGGAGATCCTAGATTAATGGCTTCATCATCATATGATGACTTAATAAACCAACAGAACTATTTTACTTCTGCTAGCTCCGCTATATCTGGTAGTGCAAAACGTCTAGATTATAAAGGATTTATTGAATTAGTAAAATATTTTGATAATAGTTTATTTAAGATGTTAAAAGATTTTGTTCCTGCCAGAACAAATGCTTTAACAGGTATAACAATTAAATCACCAGTTTTAGAACGTAATAAAGTACCAGTATATCATCCTAAAGTAACAAAAGAAACAACATATGATGCTAAATATAGTGGACCAACCATTACAGAAGATAAAACATACTATTATAATAAAGTAACAGGTAGTAAATCATCATTTTATACTGGTGAATTTACAGGTTCATATATTAATATAAATGATACATTTGAAAATTCAAATCCTAACCCATATCTTCATCCAACAAATTCAATTAACATAAATGAATTTAATCATACTGATTTTAATGTAACTTTAAACAATGTTTCTTCAAGTGTATTATCTAATTCAAGGAAAAAACTTGAAAAAATTTATGTTACTTTAAATAATAATGTTTTTTTATCAAGTTCGTTCAATGAATATACATCAGATGCTGAATTACAAGAAAGTAATTTATCATTAAGAGGATTTCAAAATTCACGTTATGATGGAACTAAAGCATCAAGTTTAAAACTTAATACATATAGCTCAGCATCTGGTACTTATCCTGGGGATTCTTCTTATGGTAAGACGGCTGTTATTGAACATAATACTAGAAAATTAGGTTTATTTTATCAAATTAGTAATAATGCATATTTTAATTTCCCTTTTAGAAATAATGTTTTTATAAAATATCTCGTTGATGAAAATGGAAATTTAACAGAATTAAATAAAAAGAATAAAAATTGGAATGAAGTACAAAATATTTTTAAAGCTGGAGAATCTTTAACCGTATCTCAATTTGATAGCTCTAGAAATTCTACTACAACTAATCAATCCCAAAAATCCACAGATGGTTCTAAACCTATATACGATAGTGGCTATTCATACTTCCCTATAATGTATGCTAGTAGTTCAGATTCAAAATTATATTTTAACTATACTGGAGATACTAAATCTAAATTATTTAAAATAAAGAATTCTGGAGGATTTATATATGGTGATAGTACTTTAAAATATCCTATTACTAATGGTGATAAAATACATAAAATTTTTCAAAACCTTACAGATACATTTGATACTACATTTAATGATGGTAATATTTTTTATAAAGTAGATAATAATAATTTAAATACATTCTCAACTTATAGTATTCAAGAAACTAGTAATCAAAGATTTAATGCTAAATTTGATGTTGAAGTTTCATTCCCATCAATTAATCTTTCAGGATCATTTACATTTAATATTAATAAAGTTGGTGGGACCCAAAATCCAATAGCTACTGAAACAAAATTTATAGCATCAGGTAAATCAACAATTAAATATACAAATTACAAATATTTCCAAGTAGATTTTTCTCCTACTTTTTTGTTTATAGATGTAGAAACTAAGATTTACAATACAAATGGAACTTTATCCCCTACCGTATTAGCCCCAGGTACTCAACTAGTTTTAATTTCAGCAGCTGAAAATATTAACAGTCCAGGATGTGATCTTATTAATCCTATTACATTATATATGACTGATGAAGATTATTATGGAATTTTTAACCCCTCAAATTTATCTCCAGGGTGTGAATCAACATATCAATATTTTAATGCTGAGGTGTATGATGCACCTACTAGTAAATTATCAGATACTTTAATTTTCAATGTAAGTACCAATTATACTCCATTTGCAGTAGGTGATAAAATCAGTTATGAGTTTATAACAGGAAGTGGAGGATTTAATACTAATAATTTTACCGCATCTATAAAACCTTATACTTCTAATCCAGAAAGAGGATTTTTCTCCAATGAATTAGCTGAATATCAAGTAGGAAATAATCCATTTGCTACATCTTCTTTTAATAATGCACCAGCTCCATTTATATCGGGTTCATTAAATAATAATTTAATATTTAATAGTTCTTTAAGTTATTTTAAAGATTATTTATTTATGCCTAGTGGAAGTGCTCCTATAACTAAAAATAATTTATATAATACTTATGGTGAAGTTGAGTATAATTTTAGCCCAAAATTTGGAGATGTTATACTTATATACTATAATGGAGGATATTTTGAATCTACTATATCAAATGTTTTTACGGATTCAACATCAAAGAAACTCAACCTAACCCTATCATCAGAATTACCTAGCAATTTGAATAAACCAGCATACAATGAAACTGATATAACTAAATTTTTAATATTAAGTAAAGTAAATGATGAAACTAATTTAATATTAACATTTGACAAAAAACCAGGAGATACATCTTTAGGATTTATTATTCCTAATAATCTTCATCCTAGTGTATTAGCTAATATAGATGTTATAACTAAAGAAGTAAAACAAAAATTAATTGATTTAGGAACAACTAATGGTGGGGGTACATTTTAATTAAAAAAATTATAAAATATATATATTTATACGAAAATAACAGATAAACTATGGCAATTTTAAATAACACTACCGTAACCGTAGATGCTATATTAACTAAAAAGGGACGTGAGTTACTAGCTAGAAATGACGGTTCTTTCCAAATTACCCAATTTTCATTAGCTGATGATGAAATCGATTATACTCTATACAATCCTACTCACCCGTCTGGATCAGCATTTTATGGTGAAGCTATTGAAGCTATGCCTATGTTAGAAGCATTTCCTGATGAGGCGCAAATCATGCGTTATAAATTGGTTACTTTACCTCGTGGTACTTCAAAATTACCTGTTATTTCATTAGGTTACAACACAATATCATTACGTCAAGGTGCTTCATTAACAATTACTCCTCAAACATTAAATTATTTAGGAGCTACTTCAACATTTGAAGCTAACGGATACACAGCAACAATTTCAGATATTAGATTATTATCTGATTTTAGTGGAGTTGGAGTTACAACTACTACTCCTACAACAGATGCTAATACAACTACTGGTACTAAATTAAGTAAATCAGTTCTTGGAACTTCATTTACATTAACCGGTACTACAGTTAATACCTTATTTGGTACTTCAGCTACTCAATTATCAACTACAATAACTGTAATTGGTAGAGATTCTGGTGCTAGAATTACAATCCCAGTAAACATAATTAAAGTAAACAACATATAATATGTCATTTGTTAGATATAATACTGATGATTCAGTAATAAGTTCAGAAACAGTAGTAAGAGGGATGTGGACAGCAGATACTGCTAGTTTGACTACATTTTTTACATCTAGTTTAGTTACAAGTTTATATTACTTAAATGTATATGATACATCAACTACTTCATCTCTCCAATTTGCTATTCAATATGGACATGTTAGCGGAAGTGGTTCATCAGATATAAATTCATCAGTAGCTGATATTACTCCAACTCGTATTACTTATGGTCAATATAGAAGTTTGATTTACAATGATGAAAATTCTGCATTTACTTTTAACGGAATTACATCAGAACATTTCTTTGCTTTAAATATTGCTCGTTCTCGTTTTAAAGAATCAATTAAGCCGGGTTCATTAACTTTACAATTATCTGGTTCGGATTACGGCAGAACAATGCTTAGTCTAACTGATGATAGTATAACAAATGGATCTGTTACTAATTTTATTGGATCTAATCGTTATTATACCTTAATTTCAGGCAGTACAGGTACTGCGGCTGCATCATTAGCTGGTGTTTCTGGTAGTTATGGTTTATTATTTCCTGATTTAGGTGTTATTTTATTAAATCCAAAAGCACTATCTTTAAATTCAGGCTCAGGAGGTATAGGTCTAAGTGTAAATACAGGTAATGGTACTTCAAGTAATCCAAATCTAATAAGCATGTATAAGGCTATTAGTGGTTCGGCTGCTAAATCATTTACATTACAATCACAAGAAACCGTGTCATCACGTTATTTCTTTACTAGAGTTAAAAATAACGAATTTAATTATACAACAAACCCATCAGTTATAAATGACAGTGGTAGTTTATTATATGATACATTAATTGACAACCCACAGACTTATATGACTACTGTAGGTATGTATAATGATAATAATGAATTATTAGCTGTTGCTAAATTATCTCGTCCTTTAATTAAAGACTTTACTAAAGAAGCATTAATTAGAGTTAAATTAGACTATTAAAAAACTATTATAAATGGCTTCATTTAAAAGATTGAAGAGATCGGATGTAATTTCCGTTCCATATGTAGCCAATAAAAATTGGGTTTTTGAATATTGTCCCTACCCTAAAGATCAGTATATTAAGTTATACAAAGGAACCAACGTAACTGGTTCCTTTTCAACTAAACGTGATCCAACTACAGAAGGCCAATATGAAAGACTAATCTATTCACAGATAAATCATTTATTCTACCAAAATTACTCATCTAGTAATCAAAATTTAAATACTAGTTCTCTAGTATCGTCATTATATTATGATGGGGCTTCTCAAAACCGATCAACTGGATCTTATTTTAACTATAACGATAACCCAGGACTAATTAGAACTCTTCCTACAGGTGCTATGGAAGGTATTCGTATATTAGCTATAAATCAAGATTTATACGGCCAACAAGTATTACCATATGCATTTGAATTATCATCTTCTGTTTATTATGTTAAAGATGACGGTATAGGTAACTTAATTGATTATAAAAATTCTAATACCTATATTGGTAATATTTTTTATTCTCATGGTCTTGCTGTGATAACACATCAGGATTATCAATTGATGTGGCCTTTACCACCGTTGGCCCAATTTATTCAAGCTTCATTTTTAGATACTGATGCTACAAAAACAGTAGATTTAAGTACATCTATTGATGGGAGGGGAGGTCAAGTTGATTTAACATCTTTAGAAGTTTCAGGACCATATGCTAGTTTATGTACTATTTCTCCTACTGGAGTTCTAACATTTAATAGTACAGATCCTGGAATTTATACAATTTATTATACGTTTGATGCTATAGTAATTGATTCTTCATGTGGGGAAGAAAATAAAACTCTTACTAGCAATCAAGGAATATTAGAAATTATAATAAGATGTAATTGTGGATTTAATGTTACAGTTACTGAAACAACACCTGCACCGACCCCTACCCCAACTCCAACACCAACCCCTACACCAACACCTACCCCAACCCCTACACCAACTCCAGTTATACCAACTCCAACCCCTACACCAACTCCTACTCCAACTCCTGCTCCAGTAGCACCTACTCCAACTCCAACACCAACTCCAACACCTACCCCTACACCAACTCCTACTCCAACTCCTACTCCAACACCAACACCAACTCCTACCCCACCATCATATCAATTATTAACAAGATGTGCTGCTGGTGATACTATATATTATTGGGCTGGTGATGGAATTTTAGATAGTGGTGCTACAGTTTGGTCTGGTGGTGGATATTGTTATTATGTAAATGGAGGATCAACAAATGATTTAACTGGATTATATCCAATATACGGTACTATAAATAATTGTCCTGATGGATGCTATTAATACATAAATGAAAAGATTTACAGTAACACTTACAGTCAATAATAATTCCGGTCCCTTCGATATATACTATATTGATCCGACTGGGACTTATATTGCTTTAAAAGAATCTGATCTTTCACCAGCAACTAACATAAGTGCAGCTCAATTAACTAGTGGTTTTTCTATATATACTAGTGATAATTTAACTACTATTGATGTAATAAATAATAAACCAACTTGTAATGAAGTTGTAAGTACACCTTACCCAATACCTGCCCCCACTCCTACTCCAACTCCAACTCCTACGCCAACACCGACTCCTACTCCTACACCAACACCGACTCCTACCCCAACTCCCGCCCCAGTAGCTCCAACACCAACCCCAACACCTACAGTACCAACCCCAACTCCAACACCTACTCCTACTCCAACTCCTGCTCCAGTAGCACCTACTCCTACTCCATCACCAGTAACTCCAACACCAACTCCTACACCAACTCCTACACCTACACCTACTCCAGTAGTCCCAACACCAACTCCAACACCTACTCCTACCCCAACTCCAATACCAACTCCAACACCTGCTCCAATAGAACCAACCCCAACACCTACACCTACACCAACACCAACTCCAACACCTACACCAACACCTGCTCCAATAGAACCAACCCCAACACCTACACCTACACCTGCTCCAATAGAACCAACTCCAACACCTACACCAACACCAACTCCAACACCGACACCTACACCAACTCCAATACCAGAGTTTACATTAAGCGCATCTGCAGATTGTATTAATTCTACAGCTAGTTTATTTGCTTCTGGTGGTGTTCCAAATTATGAATATAGTATAAATGATGGTGTAACATATACTGCGGCTACTTCTAGTACAACTTATATCTTTACAGGTGTAAGCGGATCTATACTTCCTAAAGTTAGAGATTCTAGAGGTGTTGTAGTAGCTTCTCCACAAATTGATTGTAATATAGCTGTTCAATTCGTATTATTATCAGTAGACAATGCTGGTACAGGATATATAACTGGATCAGTAGGACAAACAACTAGTTCATTTAGTGTAACCCAATCTTATAATAGTTTATACCCAGTAACGGCAAGTGCTACTAGTGGAAGTAATTTATTAGGATGGACTTTATTTGGATCTAACGCAGAAAACAGTCAATTTATCACAACAGGTAGTACATACTCTCATCAATTCTTAAATAACAATGAAATTATATATGCTGCTGTTAAAAAACCTAATACAACAACATTAACATTCTGTTATTATACAGGATCAACACCACAAAATAGTATATGCTCAACATGTTTAACAACAGCATCAGTATACTTTAATACTTCAATTTATACAGGTAGTGGATTTAATGCTACATGGTATAAAGATGCGGCTTTAAGTTCATCAGTAGATAATGGTTATTATAAAATACTCCCAGTTAGTGGAACTACTATAAGTAATCAAATATATAGTTTAACTAATGGTTCGTCAAGTCTTTACGGAACTTGTAATAGCGGATCAATTTATTGTTAATGTTTAGTATAAATGAATATTTATAAACGATATGCCTTTAAGTAACACAACATTATTTTCATTTCCTACATCTTCTAATTTTACTGGAAGTTTACCATCATACATGCCTAGAGGTAATGCTGATTTAATTAAAAATTATATTGGGAAATCGTATGGTAATATATCTAAAACTCTTAATCTAACAACAACAGATTATGGTTATATTGAATTTGATGTTACATATAGTGGATCAGCTGATTTAGCTGCAATTTCTTTTTCTACTACTAATAAATCTCCAATTGCTGTTGGTACTAGTTTATCTGATTTATTTGTACCATTTTCAGATGGTTCTCCAATTGGTGGTTATGATGTTAAATTAACTAATGGGTCAACTAAGAAAATATATGTTATAGTAAATGGAGATCAAACAAAAAAATCAAGTTACTTACAAATCCACGCTAGTGTAGGAACTTCAGGTTCACGAGCTAGTGCTGCTGGTAGTACTATAACTTGTGATTATCAATGTTCTAATCCTCTGTATAGTTATTTAACTGGAGTTCATGTTTATTCTCCTTATGATTCTATTAATTCTTCAAAATTAACCACCTATTTATATTCTGATACTCCTATAACTTCATGGACTACTGATACTAAAGTATGGTCTAATGCTAGTTTTAGTCATCCTGCTTATCCTTATTATTATGGTTATGGAACTAAAGTATATAAAATAGGAGGAGAATTTAATAGAGAATATGGTATTAAGAAACGTACAACTGTATACCAATCATTGTGGGGTAGTATAACAGGTAAAAATCCGGAAATAAAAGAGTATACTTATGGTCCTCAAAAATGGTCAAATAGTGGTACTGATAGTACAGATGCTTGTGTTAATGTATTGATGACCGATATAGGGAAAGTAAAAGAAGTAATTACTGCATCAACACTAATCCAACCATTAAAATATAAATATTATATGGGGTATAACGCCTCTAGTGCTAATTCCTCAAATAACAATTATTTTAAAAAATACCTACCTACTCAACAACAATATTATCCAGTAACTGGAGAAACACACGCAACTGTTAAATTAGCTGAAGGATTTGTTAATGGATTTGATACTACTACCAAATTAGGGGGTCAAACATCATTAGCTATAGCTGCCGGCATACCAATAATAGCAGGAGCATTTGCAGGTTCTATTTTAAGTGTATTTGCAGTAACGGGTACTGCAGCTGCTTGTCCCGGTGTATTTACATTAGCTGCTGCTGCTGCTTTAGGTGCTGTTTTAGGACCTATATTAATTGCTATAGGAATAATTGCTTTATTTGTTGCTTTATTTAAATGGAATGATTTTAAAGATTATAATGAAAGTGGATGTGTTTCATTCCTCCATCATTATACTACAACTCCATACATTGAAACTAGCAGTGCGTTATCTAGAACTGTTGATTTATTAACTAATAATAATGGATATTATAGTGATGGTGTATATCATTATCAACAATCTGGTGGAGTTATAACAAGTAAAAATGTGTCATCTATCACTGGAGGGTTAGCTAAAGAAAATCCACTCCAATTAGGTGCTCAAGTTTCATTGCAAGCTGATTCTCCTACATTAGTCCAAGCAACTAATAAATTATTATTACTCCCATATACTTCAGGTAAACCAGTTCCATATTGTGGTGAAGGTAATCCTATATACTATAGTGAGGAAAAAACAGAAACATTAACATTAACAGAATGTGCTGAATTGGTATCAAATCCAGGAACTGTTAGTATTACTTTAGATGCTAGTTCATCTTTTAGTTGTGTTAGTTTATTAGATGCTAATAATAAAGCATTGCCTCATTGGAATAAAATTAAAAATTTAGTAACTGGAAGTAAATATAATTATTCATCAGTATTAACTGGAAGTGGTTTAGGTAATTTAAATGGGGATTTTACCCATGAATTAAAAATAGAAAATACTCCAAATAATGTTAGTTTATTCTTTAATAACACTGCTAGTAATGGATTAACAATAGGTAAAAAAGTATTTTTTGATATTGAAGGTAGATATGAAGCTTTAGATGGATATTATGCTACATCGAGTGCTTCTCCTTATAGAACTTTTTATCAAACATCTAATGGAGCTGTTGTTGATATATATACTATGACTACTTCAGGTAGTTCTACTGTTACAAATTCATCTAGTAGTTCATTTAATATTGTTACTAGTAGTTTAAATCATACTAGTGATTGGTATTTTTATTCATTAGATGATAGTAATATAACAAATTATGTATTAGAAGTAGGAACACCAAGATGTTATGATCCTAATACTCTAATTTCAGACTCACGAGTTAGAAAAGGATATGTAGTTCCTGATTCAAGTTCATTTTTCTTATATTCACCAAATACATCAACTGGATCTATTATTTCAGCATCAACTGGATGGTATAATTCATTAACTAAATGGAAAAATATTAGCCCATTCTATTACAACACACCACAAACAATTAACATTAATATTGAAGAGATATGTTATACATCACTTCCACTTAATGGCCAATTATATGGTTTCTATATTGCTGGTGTTACTTCTAGTTTAGCTACTCCACTATACAATGAAGTTAAATTAACAACACAAATATATTCTGCAAGTATATTACTTGCTACTTATGGAGTAACATCATCTGCTGATCAAAGTAAAACTTATATTCCATACCCTAATCAAATTTCATCTTCGAACGCTGTTGATTCAATTATAATATCTTCAATAGATTCTACTAATCCAATAAATAGAATTCAATATGTAACTGGAAGTTTTATTAATTGTGTTAATATAGTACCAACACCAACTCCTACCCCAACTCCAACACCGACTCCAACACCGACTCCAACTCCTACTCCAACTCCAACACCTACTCCGGTAGTACCTACTCCGACCCCAACTCCAACACCAACTCCTACCCCAACCCCAACTCCAACACCGACTCCAACTCCTACTCCGGTAGTACCTACTCCAACTCCTACCCCAACTCCAACACCGACTCCAACTCCTACTCCGGTAGTACCTACTCCAACACCGACTCCAACACCAACACCGACTCCAACTCCTACTCCGGTAGTACCTACTCCAACACCGACTCCAACACCAACACCGACTCCAACACCAACACCTACTCCAACTCCAACACCTACTCCAACTCCAACAATTAGTTGGTTTGGGTATAATCTAACCCCAGTATCTGATGATGCTTATTGTACTACTGCTGGCGGTGATATAACAGCTTATAAAACTAGTGGTGGATCACTTGAAATAAATGATAATTTATATGCATCTCAAAATACAGGAGATCCATTATCATCTGGAACTTATAGGGATGGAACTTGGAAATACTATGTTAATACTGGACAAATAACAAATAAAGTTGTTTGTATCCCACCTCCTCCTCCAACACCGACTCCAACACCAACTCCAACACCAACTCCAACACCTACACCAACACCTACGCCGACTCCAACTCCTACTCCAGTAGGACCTGAATATGCACAATTCTATGGATGTTCAGCAGGAGCACCATATTATATTGAAGGTGTTGGGTATCCTTCATCATTAAGAGTTGCTGGTGAGTGTTATATATACTCTGGTCAGACATTTTCTCCAACAGGAACTGAATTCTTTACATACGATGATCCATATTGTTCTTGTTAATATTTATAATATATGGCAGCAATAGTAAATAAAAATAGTTTTAAATTATCATTCACTAACGAACATACAGTGTATGAAAATTACATTACTGCTCAAATTAAAGAAAACGAATTTAATTTATCATATAATCCATCTTTACGTCAGACAGGCTCAAATGCTTATTCTGAAATAAAAAACTTTGCTACTGGTTCTGATTTTGCTCCATATGCAACTACACTTGGATTATATAATGATGATAATGAATTATTAATGGTTGCAAAATTTGGTCAACCTGTTCCTATATCAGTAGAAACAGACATGACCTTCCTAATACGTTATGACACCTAATTGGTTATTATTTAAAAAACAGATCAACACGATTGATCAATTTCCCGAAAACACATTTGGTTTTATTTATAAAATCATCAATGTAGATACCAATAAAATATATATTGGTAAAAAATCACTATACCATAATAAAAAACATAAGTTAACCAAAAAACAATTAGATGAACAACCAGTTACTCGTGGTAGAAAAGCTACTCATGAGGTACTACACGTAGAATCTGATTGGAAGACTTATTATGGCTCATCTAAAGAATTAATAGCAGATATTAAATTACTTGGAATTGAAAAATTTCGTCGCGAAATTATATATCTAGCTAAAGGTAAAAAACAACTAACATATCTTGAATTAAAAGCACAATTCGAATACGATGTGTTAGAAATTAATTCATATAACGATAATATAGCTGGTAAATTCTTTCGTAAGGATTTGATATAGTATTATTTCCTAGTTATTGTTATAGTATGGAAAATCTAGTTTTGATAAACTTATTGGAAAATGTATTAGGTAAATCTAAACCTACATCACGAGGCAATCATTCATTCCATTGCCCATTTTGTAAGCACCATAAGCCGAAATTAGAAATCAATGTAGTCACTAACGAGAAGAAAGAAAATCCGTGGCACTGTTGGGTATGCAATACTAAAGGTAAATCAATTCATTCATTATTTAAAGCAATGAAAGTCGATCGTTCTAAAGTAGAACAATTAGACGTTATTATTGTGCCTGGTAAACGCCAAGTTATTGTTTATAATCAAATAACATTACCTAAAGAATTCAAAACGCTGATTGACGTTACTCTATTATCTAAAATGGATCAAATATATGCTAAACAAGCATTGCATTTTCTTCATAAACGAAATATTACAGACAACCACATTAGAAAATATAATATTGGATTCTGTACTGAAGGCGAATATAATGGACGAGTAATCATACCATCATATGATTCAGAAGGACAATTAAATTATTTTATTGCTCGTTCATTCGATCAAGACTCACCTCGCAAATACAAGAATCCATCAGTACAGAATAAAAACATAATTGGATTAGAATATTTTGTAAATTGGGATGCACCAGTAGTATTAGTTGAAGGTATGTTTGATGCCTTAACAATACAACGAAATGTTATTCCATTATTTGGTAAAGTACTCTCTGAAGCACTAATGAAACGATTAGTAACTTCAGATGTAGAAAAAGTATACGTTGCTTTAGATAAAGACGCGCAACGTGAAGCATTACAACACTGTCAAACATTAATGAACTATGGTAAAGAAGTTTACTTAGTTGAAATGGACGGTAAAGATGCAAATGAAATCGGATTTAAGAATTTCTTAAATATAATTGAAAACACATACCCACTAACATTTGAAAAAATAATGGGTATAAAACTAAAAATCACATGATTGAACAACATTCAAATGTGATCAATGATCCAAATATTAAACGGATTGTCGAACACACAGCAAATTCTAAACAAATAAATATTTTAGATAGTCGCTTCTACAGACGTAGTGATAAGTACTACCCATCTGTTACTTCCATATTGAATTATTTTCCTAAAAACAATTTCTTTCATTCATGGTTAAAAGATGTTGGTCATAATAGTGAAATTATTATGCGTAAAGCAGCTAATGAAGGAACACAAGTACATGATGCTATTGAAGATTTTTTAGGTGGAAAAGAAATTACCTGGATTGATCAATACGGAACTGCTAGATATCAATTAGATGTTTGGAAGATGATTTTACGATTTGCTGATTTTTGGAACCAAGTAAAACCAGAATTAGTATCTAAAGAGTATCATTTATTTTCTGATCAATATGAATATGCCGGTACGGCTGATTTAATTGTGAGAATCAACGGGGAACTTTGGTTATTAGACATTAAAACATCAAATTCACTACATACATCATATGACTTACAACTCGCGGCTTATGCGCAGGCTTGGAATGAAACTCATACCGAACACGTTACACGTACTGGTATTATTTGGTTAAAAGCTAAAACACATAGAGAAGGTAAAGAAGGTCAAATGCAAGGTAAAGGGTGGCAAGTTAAGATAGTTGATGATATTGAAAAGAATTTTACTATGTTTACTAAAATACAAGACATATATAAATTAGAAAATCCAAATGCTTCTCCATATACTGAAACATTACCTACTTCAGTTAAATTAAATGCAGAAAGTTAATATTTATTAGTATATTATACTGTATATTAATTAATGAAGATAGCAATTTATCCAGGCGCGTTTAAACCACCTCACAAAGGTCATTTCCAAGTAGTCAAATTATTAGTTGACAGAGATGATATTTCTGAGGTGGTAGTTGCCGTTTCGTCTAAAGAACGTGGTGGGGTATCAGTAGAACAATCATTAAAGGTTTGGGAATTGTATACTAATATATTAGGTCCTAAAGTTAAAGTTATACCATCTGAAGGCTCTCCTGTATATTATACATTATCATCGATTAAAAATAATCCTGATCAAGATTTTGTAGTTGTATTCGGTAAAGAAGAAAGTTCACGTTTTGCTTCATTAGCTGACAATCCTAAAGTAGAAGTATTTGACGCTGGTAACTTTGAAAATATATCAGCTACTGATTTTAGAGATGCTATTCAAGCACGTAATGTAAAACAAATATCTAATTTTTTACCTGCTGGTATTACAACACAGAAATTCTTTGATGCATACGGTAGCGTTTATAATAATAATGAAGAACCAATACATGAATCATTATATGAGAATCAATTCCCGTTATTAAAAGAATTTGTTGGATATTGTAAAGAATATTTAAAATTAAAATCATTACCTCCATTAAAAATGTCTTATGATCCTACAACTGCAGAATCAAGACGTTCATTTGGTGGATATGATCCAAATAATAAAAGTATTGAATTAAGTGTAGCTAATCGTCATCAAGCTGATGTTTTTAGAACATTAGCACATGAATTAGTTCATTACAAACAAGACATACAAAATAGGTTAACGCCTGAATCGGGCAAAACAGGACATGCTCATGAAAATGAAGCTAATGCTGCTGCCGCTATAATGATGAGAAACTTCGCTCAAATGCGACCTGAAATGTTTATTATAAAATGATAAAACTATTTGATATATTACAAGAAATAACTGGAAAACCAAAAGCAATATTTTTAGCTGGCCCTGCTGGATCCGGTAAAACTTATACATTAAAACAATTACTTCCAGTTGAAAAATATCAAGTAATAAATGTAGACGATACATACGAAGAATTACTTAAGTCATCTGGTTTAGGTACTAACTTAAAAGATTTCGGTCCCGAAGAATTATCTCAAGCAGCTAAATTAATGGGTCAAGCCCAAGGAGCTACTAAGGAAAAATATGCTAAAGCACTTGAAGGATTAAATAATGTTATTATTGATGGTACAGGTGCTGCATCTAAACCATTATTAAAGAAAAAAGCAGAATTAGAAGCATTAGGATACGATACAATGATGTTGATGTTATATGTTTCTCCTATGACATCTTTAAAGCGTAATGCTGAACGCGAACGTTCATTATTACCTCAAATCGTATTACGTACTTGGAGAGACACAAATAAAAATATAGATGTTTATCGTCAAGAATTTGGTGATCGTTTTATTTTAATTAATAACGATCCTGAAGATGCTAATAAAACATTTGATCCTGCTGAAGTTAAAAAATTATATTTTGATACTGCTAAATTCACCAGCAAACCTAAAACCCCAGAGGAACAAGCAAAAGGTAAAGCAGATGCAGAACAATTAAATCAAGATATTATTTCATTAGTTAAACAAATACCTCAAACAGATACATTAGATTCAGCTAAATCTAAAATTGCTATGTTAGCTGAAGCTCAACAACAATATAAATTATATTGTGATATGGATGGTGTTATTGTTGATTTTGAACGTGGATATAACGACTTAACAGGTAAGCAAGCACCTGGTGTTAATTCAACATACAATAAAGAAGATTTTTGGGGAGCAATCACTAAAGCAGGCTCTAAATTTTGGGCAGACTTAAATTGGATGTCTGATGGTCAGCAGTTATGGGGTTATATTAAACAATACAATCCTAAATTATTAACAGCACCTTCTAGAGAACATTCATCAGTAATAGGTAAAAAAGAATGGATTGATAAAAATATATCTGGAACTCCAGTTGTATTCAGACAAGCAAAAGATAAAAAAGATTTAGCAGAACCAAATGCTATATTAATTGATGATAGAAAAGATAATATCCAACAATGGATAGATGCAGGTGGTATTGGTATTCGCCATACATCTACAGAATCAACAATAAAACAACTACAAAAATTAGGGTTATAATATGGCTAAAGAAACGCTATTACAAAAAGAATTTGAAAAACGAGACGTACAACGTATTCGTAATTTACTATCAGGTAAACAAGGTGATGCTACCCAAACTCAAGTAGGATATACTACTAAACATATTAACCGAAACGAAGGTGATGTTTGGGAAGAATTCGGTAGAAAATGGACTGTAAAGAATGGCATTAAAATGAGTGTCACCAAATTAGACAGAGCTAAAAAAGCTGTATTTGCTCCTTTATTATGTCCTGAATGTTCTAAGCCAATGAAAACCGAATATGATAAGAAAATGTTTTTTATTCATAATCAATGTTTTGATTGTGTGATTAAAATGGAATCACAACTTAAAATAGAAGGTAAATATCAAGAATACGAAGATAAAATCATTAAAGCTAATGCTAATTTTGCATTAGATGAATTTGTAAATGGATTTGATTCATTTTTAGATTCGATGGATTCAAATAATGGATTCGTAACTGAACAAGGTGATATTGAAGATTGGCATGTTAAAGCTTTAGATAAACAGAAAATACGTGAACAAGTAATGAAAGACGTAGAAGAATCACGTGCTAAGTTAAATAGTTAATATTTATGGTCATAACATTTTTATCTCTTCTTAACAAAATGCATCAATCAAATGAGCTAAATGCTGCCGGGGTAGCAACAACGTGTATAGCATTATTTAATAGCTTCTTTTCTATGTTAAATCCTGTACTTACTGGTCTATTTTATATCCTATCTATTGGATGGTTAGGAGTACAGATATATTATAAAATTAAGAATAAAGGTAAATGATTGAAGAGAAAAAACTCTGTCCTAAAGGTAGATCATATTATGATCGCCGTATAGCAGCTGGTGAATCGCCATCTGCTTATCTATCAGGTCGTGCTGTTAAAGTATGTAAAGGGTTAATGGAAGGAGATGAAGAAACAGTTGAATGTGAAAACTGCGGTTGGGAATGGAATTTAGAAGATGGAGGTAAAGATCCATTCGTTTGTCATAAATGCGGACATGATAATGTTGAAAAATATGATATGAACGAATCACTACGTGATTGGTTTCAAAAAGAAGATTGGGTTCGTATCGATACTCAAGGTAATATAACAGGTCCATGCGGCACAATGAAAAAAGGACAAGCAACAACTCGTTGTTTACCTCGTGCTAAAGCAAATTCATTAACTAAAGCTGAACGTGCTGCTACTGCTCGTAAAAAAGCAAATGCTGATCGTAAAGGCGATCGTGTTGTTCCGAATACAGATAAAGCTAAAGTACGTTTAGAAAGTAAATCTCCATTATTGTGGATTCCTATTCTACAAGCCGAAAACGAGGAAATAGAACGTACAGCAGATGAATTAGGTCTACCATATGATGTAGTATATAATTCATTCGCAAGTGGTAAAGAAGTTACATTAACTGATGAAATGTGGAGTCGTTTAGAAAATACCGACTCATACGATATAAATTCTGAGGAAGAAGCGATTGAATTGGCGCGTCACTACGGTAAAGATATTCAAAGCATATTAGCCGCTGAAAAAACACCTCCCGCGTTGATTCTCCAATATTCTCCGAATAAATATTATTTAGTAGGTGGTAATACTCGTTTAATGGTTGCTAGAGCAAAAGGTATAAACCCACAAGTAATTTTAGCTACAATTGAACCTTCAAATAAATACGCATACCAAGATGTAAACGATATTGGGGCTGATTTAACTGAAGAATATGATGTAGAAAGTGAAGAGGATTACGAGGGATTCATCATGTTTATGAAGGAATACTCTCGTCAATTAACTGAATCTAAATTAACCGAAGCTGAATACCGTGGGCGTAAAGTCCAATTAGGTAAAATCATGCAAGGCGATATTAAAAAGTTTAAAGTATACGTTAAAAATGCTAAAGGTAAAGTTGTAAAAGTTAACTTCGGTTTTGGAGGTAAATCAGCTAAAGGTAAACGAATGGTTATTAAAGCTAAAAATCCAAAACGCCGTGCAGCGTATAGAGCAAGACATAATTGTAGCAATCCAGGACCACGTTGGAAAGCTAATTATTGGTCTTGTAAAAAATGGTAAAACAATAAAGATATGATTACTAAAGCAAATTTCTTCATTATCATTATATTGGTGTTAGTTGGAGTGATTGTTGTTC